AGCATAGCCACATGGAAAATTCATGTGATTAATTGAAATTTAATAATATTGCAACAATATGCTGTGTGAATATGCACACAATGCTACTGTGCGAGGCAGACTCGGGCAACAAAAAACCCGCTATGCCGGTAAGCATGCGGGTTTTGCGTAGTGCTGATGTTCTGGAATACAACGTTGTGGTGCCGGGAGCCGGAGTCCAAACCCTATTAAATTCAAGGGCTTGGAAGGCTGATGCGTAATTTACGCGAAGTGAGAAAATCTTTTTGTTGAGCTGCTACATGCTGTCGCCGCGGAGAAGGGCGGCGCCCGGAATCGAACCGGTACCAGTTTAGTGCCGGTCCTGGTATTTCCCGGCCCATTCTAGCACCTCGCTCGCGCGGAACAGCGGCTGACCCCGGCCGCCGCCCACCACCGGCAGGCGGATGGCCTTCGGGAAGTCAGGCAGGCAGATCATGCGGTTCCGCACTTGGGTCTCGCTGCGCTTCAGCACGCGCGCAATGGTGGCCACATCCCACATGTCGATCTGGACGGGGATGGCTGGTTGTAGGTGCTGGGCCAGGGCTGCGGCCATTTGCTGAATCAGGTCGTTCTCGCTCATGTTTATTCTCCGGTTACTGCTTTAGATTGCACCGCCCACGGCAGGCGGTTGCTTCGGTTTTGGTTTGCGCCGGCCTGAACGCTTTCTCAGCAGCCTGTCGCGAACAATCAGGTCGACGGCGTCCCCGAGCGTCACGCCGTCCTTGAACTGCACGAACTTTACGAGTGCCTTCTGCACCTCTTGTGAGACCACTACTCGCGGGAGCAGCGCTTTGCCTTCTGCCTCGAGCTTTTCTAGGCGGCGCTGTTGTCTGTCGGCTGCGCTGAGGGCTCTGCCGGTCGTGGGCCGGCCCCGCTTGCTCGATGACTTGGTGGTCTCGCCACCTTGCGCACTTGTCTCCACGCTCATGACTGCCTCTAGGAATTTTTGTGAGAACTCACGGATTTTCTACAGTGGATTGCGGGGCGGTCGAGGCCTTTCTCGCTGGCGCGCGTCGAATGCATTGGTTGCACATCGTGTTCGCGCCAGTGAATTGCATATGTGAGCGGCGCTTGCGGCAAGGGCCTTGGCAGTTGCGCATCGGCGAGTACATGCCGACTGGGCTTTCCCGCTGGATCGCGGCGTGCCTTCCCATCGTGGCGCCCGGGTTGAGGCAGGCGGCGGCCAGGCGCCGCTGGTCCCAGCTACTGATCCGGCGCGTCACGATGCTGCTCCGGCTTCCGGATCGCCTGAGCCATTGACGGCTGCGCTGTTACTTCCAGGCCCGCGTCCACGCCACGCTTCGGTGAAGCCTTCCCCGAGCATTTGGAATGGCGCCGCCAACACCTTCAGCAGCACGACCAGCGGCAGCGTCAACAGCGTTTTAGTTGCCGCCCACAGGATGAGCAGCCAGTTGCACGCCACCATGCCAGGGTAGGCCATGAGCATCAGCGCACGGCGCAGCCAAGTGGCGCGGATGCGGCTGAACGGGATGCGATACGTCTTCACGTCGCCCGCCGCCACGGCAGGTTGAGAGGTGGGCAGGCGCGCGAGTAACTCCTCGCAGGTGTCGTGTACAAGGTTATGCACCTGTGCGTTTTGGTCCTTGTCGTCGTACGCCAAGCGGCTGACGCCAGCCGAGTTGATCAGTGTGTCGACTACGGCGCGAGGCAGGCGCGGCACGTTGCCAGGGCCGTTTTTATAAATGGTCATAGATTCAATTCCTTCTTGTATCAGGCCGCCAAGCGCGTAAGCTCGGCTTCGTATGCAATGTTTGCCCGGATCACAGCGACGGCCGGCGGTGGCGCCACGCTGTTGCCGATCATCCGGACCTGGGCGCTGCCCGACAGGCGTCGGGTAACGGTGCGGCCGCGTTTGCAGATCTTCGTGAAGAATGGGTCCAGGATGTAGCTGCGCGGGAAGCCTTGGGCGTTGGCCAGCTCGCGCGGAACCAGCATGCGCAGGCCGATGTCGAGCACCTCATAGACCACGCCGTCGATCGTCACAAGTTCAGGAAACTCGGCTTCCTTTAGGCTTGGACAGTACGCGCGCAGGAAGACGCGCACCTGCTCCCGGCGCTCCGAGGTCTGACCCGGATACGCGAGCGTGGTGCGCATCTCGGCGTGATGCTGGCCGCCGGCCGTGATTGCTCCCAGCGGCGCGTCGACGGCAGCTGCGGTGCTGGTGCCGCGCAGCTTCACCAGGTTGCTGGTCACGACCGCATGGCGGTTTTCGGTCACGATCGTGTTCAGCGGCTGGGCGACGTCCCACGTGTCGCGCGCGCCATTGCTCTGGTTGTCGATGCCGACCAGGTGCGCGGTGATGAGCGAGGTGTGGTCCGATGTCGTCACGGTCGGCGTAGGCTGCTCGACACTGGCGCCGATCACGCCCTTGTAATGCTTCGCCAGATAGGCGCAGGTGACGCCAACGCGGTCCTTCGTCACGATGGTGGGCATCGGTCGGTCCGCCGACACGTTCTGGCTGCCGCTCTTGTAGTACTGGACCAGCGAGGCGGCGACCATCGCGTGTTTGCCGCCGCCAGCGACGATCGTGCCCAGCGGCTCTCTGATGTCCAGCGCGCGCGGCGCCTGCCCTGGGGCTTCGCCATAGCCCATCTGGACCAAAGACGCCGACACAAGCGCCAGTTCACCGCGGTTCGCGCAGGTGACCGTAGGCAGCGGGTCGTCGATTGAATTGACACGGTCGGTGCCCTGGTGCGTCAGCGGCACGATGAAGGGGCGTGCCGCATCCTTTACGTAGCGCTCGAACCCGCGCCCGACACGCCGCAGCGTTGCTTCCGCCAGCGGCTTCTTGCGGCCGAAGATGGAGCGGCATGGGATCGACCAGTCGATGCAGTCCGCCGCGGTGACGAACGGCAGCAGCTTGCCCGACTTCACGGCGAGCGAGTTCGGATCGCCATGCGTAGGCGCCGGCCAGCGGATGGCGATGCCGTCGCGACGCATGACCATGAACAGGCGCTTGCGGATCGTGCCGGCGCCGAAGTCGCACGCGCGCAGCACGCGCCATTCGACCTTGTAGCCCAGGCCGGCGATGATGCGTTCGATCGGGAAGTCCGGACCCAGCGTCTTGACGATCTCCGGCAGGTCGGGGTGGTCCCTCGGCAGGCCCGTGGTCAGGCCCAGCACGAACGCCTCGAACGTGCGGCCCTTCAGGGCCTTGACCGGTCGGCCGTGATCGTCCAGCGGTCCCCAGCCCTGGAATTCTTCGACGTTCTCAAGGAACATCAGGCGCGGCGCCAACAGCACGCCCCATTTATACGTGACCCACGCCAGGCCGCGTGTCTTCTGGTCGAGGATGTTGAAGCCTTTGGCCTTCGAGAAGTGCGTGCACGTCGGGGAAAACCAGACCGCGCCGAGTGGGCCATCGCCGAGCTCGCGCAGCGGATCCACCAGGAAGACGTCTTCGGTGAGGTGGCGCGTGGTTGGGTGGTTCGCCGCGTGCATGGCCAAGGCCTCGCCATCGTGGTTGATGGCGATGTCCGGATCGCGGCCGAATGCCTGGCGGATTGCCTCGCTGGCGCCGCCGCCGCCGGCGAAGTTGTCGGCAATGCGTTCGGGACCGAAACCGAGGTCGAAGGTGAAGGCGTCGCGCTTCATTACGCCGTCGCCTTTGCCTGTGCGAATTCTGCCGCCGGCCGCCCCTGGTCCAGATAAGCATTCGCATGCTGGAACCACGCGGCGCCGTGCACCTGGTACATGTTCACATGCAGGTGGATGACAGCCGCCTGCTCTTCCTGGTTGTTGCGACCGATCTTGTGGCCGAGCTCGCGCAGGCGCTGCGCCGTACGGGCGCAGGCAAAGTCGGCGCGGCCGAGGATTATGGTGGTCTGCTCGTTCAGCGGCAGGAGCACCGGTGCTGCGGTTCGCGCAGGTGCTGAATACTCCTCGCCTGGTGCCGGCGGCATGTGCGCCCAGTGCGTGACGCACTCCTCAGGGAGCGGCGAGGAGTCGATCGCGCGCCAGTTGCCGGCGTCGCGGTAGGCCGTGTACACCTCTTTGTCGTCCAGTGCGACCAAGACGGTCGTGTCGTCGTCCGGGAAGCCGCTGGCCACCGGGTGCCAATCGATCGCGATGGTCGTGATGCCGCAGGTTTGCATATCCATGTGGTGGGCTCCTACGCGCCGACGCTGGCGCAAAAGACTTCGACCTCGGCTACGGCCTGGCGGAAGTGGTTGACTGCCACGTTCGGCAGCTGGCTGTCCAGGCGTGCGACCGCCTGGCGAATGCGGACGGCTTCGTCGTCGGTGACGTGGATGCGCCCTTCCTCTTCGAACCGATCGCAGATGTCCGACAAGGCCTTGTTCGCATCGTCGATCGCTGGGCTGTCCATCTTCGCGCGCACCAGAGTGGCCAGCATCTTCGTCAGCTGGTTGTAGGTGTCGGGGGTAGGGTGGGTGATCAGTGCTTCGCCTGCCATGCGCAACTGGAGCGCCAGGCGGCTGTAGGTCTCGGCGGTCATCGGGATGCGCGCGCCCTTTTGGAATGCTCGTTTGTGCATGGCAGGATCTTTCGTTACGGCTTGCCGAAGAGGACGGTGAAGCCGTTCTCGCGCGCCTGGTTGACGTATGCCTGGAAGGCGTCCTCGATGACGTTCTCGGCGCGGTCCAGCTCGTACCAGAACTTGACCTTGCCGGCGCCCAGGCGGTACTTCAGGCGCGCCCGCACCTTGTAGCCTTCGCCGTTCTTGAAGAGGCGGGCGCCGATCGCGAACTCGCGCGGGATCTCGATCGAGCCGCCGGTGGCGCGCGCGTCGATGGTCTCGCTGTAAGCGAACTGCACCTGGCCGTTGTCGAGGCGGCGGTGGCTGCTGAAGTTGACCTCGGTCTTGGCCTGCAGAGTAAGCGCGACCTGCAGCAGGGTTTCGCCGGACGGCTCGACGACGTCGGCGATGTTGTCTTCGAGGAAGATGGCGAACTCTTCCTGCTCCATCAGCTTCTTGTTATGGCGCAGCCAGGTCTCGAACTCGCGGCTCAGCTCGGCCTTGAAGACGGCGCGGTAGTCACGCCAGCCGGCCGTCTCGTCATCGTGCACGTGATCGTTCAGCACCGCAGTCAGCGTACGGGCTTCCGGATCGGCATAGATGTAGACGTTGCCGGTCTCGCCCTGGTCGGCGCAGAACACGTTGAAGCTGCCGATCTCGCTCAGGTGAACGGTGCCGGTCTTGCGGCGTGGTGCGGCGCCGGCCTTTTCGATCGCAGCGGTCAGGTCGATGTGCCTGTAGTCTTCGGGCACAACCAGGTGCGTGGTGCCGTCGATCTCTTTGATGTCGGTGGCGGCCACCGACATGGCGCCGATCTCTTGGATGGCCTTGGCCAGGCCGTTATTGTTGTCGTTCACTTCGATGCATCCTTAAAGGTGATGGGTTGGGATGGGTTGGCTTCGCGCAGCTCGAGGTTTCCCTGGCGCGGGTGGTTGCGCGACAGGTCGTGGTCTTCGGTCAGCCAGAAGAAGTCCTCGCCGCGCTCAGGGTTGGGCAGCTTGAGGGTGACGCTGTCGCCGATCACGATCTTGTCGACGTCGGCGCCGCGGCCGGCAGGCTTCACCTTCAGCTTCAGGGTGAGCTCGCCGCCCTTGCCGGTTTCCTTGACCTTCTCGAGGAGGGTGGCCAGTTGGTCGCTCAACTCGGCGTGGGTGCGGCCGTCGCACAGCTCCTGCAGGAAGACGGCGAATGCTTTCTTGGCCATGGGGTGGGGTGATCCTTTCTAATCGTTGTCGTGTGCTTGCAGCTTTTTGAAATCCACCCGGTCCCGGCGCTGCATGTGCCGGCGGGCGACTGCCTCGAGGATGATCTTGAGGCTGGGGTTCTTGAGCATCTCGTCCAGGGGCTGCGGGGTGCGCAGCAGGTGATGTGCGACTTCCAGAGCGGCGGCGTCGGGCGAGATGCGGTGCATGTCAGCCGTCCACCGCCAGGTCGCTCTCGGCCGCGCAGAAGGCCTGCCAAGCGGCGAAGGGGGCGGCCGAGTTGGCGACGCGCAGCCAGTGGGCGCGGCGCTCCTCGGTGAGGTTGTTCCACCAGTCGATGCCGAGCTGCTCGTCGGCGGTTGGCTGGCGGTGGGTCGTCATCAGGTTCCAGAGCGCCGCGTCCAGCTCGCGCTCGCCCAGGCCTTCCATCGTTCCGGAGAGCTTCGCGATGAAGCTGTGCAGCCTGGCGTCGGTGTCGGTAGGCTCGACGGTCGTCGCTTGGTGGGCGCAGTCGAGGATTGCCTTCCGCAGGGATGCGAGCGTACCTTTCGGTGTGGGGCGGAGCGCGAAGTGCCTGCGTCCCGGCGATGGCATCGCAACCGGATTGAGCGGCCGGGTCTGCGCGACCATCAGCGACCTCCCGCGATCACAGTGATGCCGCAAGGGACATCGGCGAAGCGGGCAGCAGCCAGCTCGCCGGCCTCAGCTGCGGACTGCGACTGGTCGTCGATGTACTCGGTGGGGTGTCCGGCGGTGCGGACGGTAACGTGGAAGGTTCGCATGTGCTCTCCAGAGGATGCTCAGCGGATGCCGAGCTCGGTTCGTCAGGAGGACTTTAGCGAATACTAAACCACACGTCAAGTACTTACTAAACTAAGTGCGAGGTTGTTAAAAAAAGTGCTAGCCGTTGCAGGAGACGGACGAAAAAAAGCCCCGACTCACGGGGCATGAAAGGTAAACCAAGGCCTGATTCGTTTTGTTCGCCGGCGGCCTGGGCTATGCGGCTCGTACCTGCGGTGCTGGACGTTGGGTCCACGCCACAACGCCACAACGCTCCTACGGTGCTAAAAAGCCAGCGCCTGAATTTTCGTGAAAGTTTTCGCGTCAGTAGTGGCAAGCATTTTCTTCCCGTCTTTTAATTGAAGAATGAATGTCACATCTTTCCCCTTGCCGCCTAGGAGCAGACCCGCGAGCATGCCGACTGGCCCAAGTGCTGCTGCTCCAACCAATCCCCACCCTATGGTCCCGCCAGTACGCTTAACTTCTTCCTCAGTCGCTATTGCGACACTGGCTATTTGTCCAATGAGGACTACCGATCGGCCGACTAGACCATCTCCCGATTGCCAAGGAAGAATGATAACGCCGCTATTTATAGTGCATTTACCGGTGGGGAAATCCCCGGCATGAATTTCTAATGTGGCCATTAATTCTCCGCTTGTTATCTTTCTATGTCCGTATCAATTACAGTCGTCCACCAATCCTTCGACCCGGCTGATACACCACGCGACCGACAATGCTTATCTGGCCACTACGAGTGTTTATAGGCTTGAAATCCGGATTCACTGAACTCAGATACCACTGGCCACCTCGCTCAACTAGTTGCTGCACGCACGCCTCACCGTTCCAGTTTATGGCAAAAACCTCGCGGCTTCGTGGGACGGTATCGCCTGTATCAATTACAATCCAGTCATCCTCAAAAAGCATTGGCTCCATCCCCTGGTCGCGCACCCGCATAGCTAGGAGGCGCTGCGGAAATAAGCCCAGCGACCCGAGTTCAGGAGTCAACACTCGCAGCGGCTCCAGGCTTGACAAGTCGGGGACGGTATCGTAACTAGAAGATCCGGCGCGGAGCCTTAGTTTTATACGGGGAACCTCGATAATATCGATTTTGGCAGATTCGTAATAACTCACGCGATTAAGATCTTCGCAGCTTCTTTCGATGCTCGGTTACCACGCCTATTACCGATAAGTGCTCGGTATCGCTACGAAGAGTCGGGTAATCGTCGTTCAGCGGGACAAGTTCAAAAATCATATTCCCCGAAGAGTCGATTCCGCGCGGCCGGTATTTCTTAAAAGTTGCTTGCTCACTTCCGTTTCGTGCTACGACGAAATCTCCGGGGTTTGGTGACATTTCAGGTTCGACAATAATCCTGTCCCCAGGACGAAACTCCGGGCTCATCGAGAGCCCTTCAACGTCAAGAGCAAAAGCCCATGGCGATAAGTCCTGATCCGTGTACTCGTAGGCATACCCATCACCTGGGCTGTAAGGATTGTCCATGTCACGCAACGCGCCGGCCTGCACTGATGAAATGACTGGGATCGGGCGAAGGCCTATCGTTGCAGGAACGACGTTCTCGTCGAACGGAATGCTTTGGCTACTTGTCTGCGTGTTTAGAGGTTTATCCAAGTAACCATCGCCCATCTTGTACTGTTTCTCCAGGCGTCTAGCTACTCGCTCACCAAAGGATGCATCTTTCTGCAACTGTGAAAAGAAGCTTCGTTCCTTCGCAGGCGTCCCATTCGCGGCAACCCAGCGGCGCAAATTCTCACGTCTTGTCTCAACAATATCCATGGGTCAAGTTTAGCGTTTTCTAAATTAGTATTCACTTGACGTACGGTTTAGTATTCACTAAACTGGGTGAATGGACCTCAAAACTTACATCTCAACCGAACGTGGACGGGCTGTCGCCCTCGCGGGCCGTCTTGGCGTCTCTCCTTCGTATCTTTCGCAGATGGCGAACGGGAAGTCGCCGATTTCCCCGGAACGATGCGTTGATATTTGGAGGGAAACCGGGGGTGTGGTAACGCGCGAGCACCTGAGGCCCGACGACTGGCAGCGAATCTGGCCCGAGTTGGTGGTTGAAGCCAGCACTTGCGATCAGGCGGGAGAGCAGGACGTTCCTTGCCAGGCTGTACCGAAGCGCCGAGCTGGCGATGCCGAAATTTTGAGTTGACTTTTCCATAACTGAATCATTGCAGCTCGACGATTTCTCCACATCATTCTTTTTTCGGATATCCGCATGAACGCGAAAGACGCCTTCCACCATACCGTCCACTCCACTCCAGGCGGCTGCGCCGCCTTGGCGGTGCGCCTTGGCATGTCGGCGACCATCCTGCGTAACAAGGCGAACCCGAACAGCGCGGTTAACGTGATCACGATCGATGATATCGAGCGGGTCATGGAATTTACCGACAACGATGCTGTCCTCCATGCGCTGGCTAAGAACCGGGGCTATGTGTGCGTGAAGGTTGAGGAGGGTGTAGAGGCGGGCGACATGGCCTTGGTCGAAATGATTGCCCGGGTCTGGCAGACGAATGGCGACGTGGGCGCCGAGATGACCAAGGCACTTGCCGACGGCAAGATTACCCGTGCTGAAGTCGAGCGCGTGCGTCATGCCGTGAAGTGCACCGAACAGGCATTGGAGTGTGTCGTCGCGCGGTTCGAAGGGATGGCAGAACGCTGATGCGGACGAATAGAAGGCACCCATTAACGCCATTCACGAGCAACATGACTTATAACGCCCCGCTAGAGAATATCCATGCTGCATGCGACCGTCCACACGATTCGACCAGGAAACCGATTGAGCGTCGCCATATTCGTAAAGGACCACGTACCGAAGAGGAAACGTTGCGCGTCCTGGCCCACTACCAGGGCATGTTGATCGAACTGCTGAACGAGAGGGCTGCCAATGGCAACGCTTGAGCAAGTCATCGACCAGATGACCGGCTCGGGCTTGCCCAGCCTGCCGTCGGGTCATCCGCTGCTCGATGGGAAGATCCACCGGTTCGGGCGCGCCAAGAAGGCCTGGTACGTGCTGCGCGAACTGACCTTGAGCAGCGGTCGTCGCGTCGTAACCGGCGCCTACGGCATCTGGCAGGGCCAGGAGCAAAACGCGGTTCCCGTTACTATCGACTGGGAAGGCGTCACGCCAGGAGAGCGCGCGGAGGCCGAGCGTAAGCAGGCGGAGCAGCAGCAGCTGTCGGATGAGCGGAAACGGCGCGCTGCCGAGCTGGCCGCTGGCCGAGCTCGGGCCGATTGGCGCGGCGCTGCCGAGAAACCACACGCTTACCTCGAGCGCAAGCGTGTGGGCACCGAGGGCACGCGCGTCACGGCCAGCGGCCAGCTGCTGGTGCCGGCTCGCAAATATAGCGCTGCCGGGGCCGCACTGTCCGCGCTGCAGCGGATCGAACCTGATGGATCGAAGCGTTTCAGCACCGGCGGCGACATGATCGGCGCCTGCTGCCTGCTCGGCGCCGTTACCGCCGACTCGCCGCTGATCGAGGTCGGCGAGGGCTACGCTACGTGCGAGACCGTCCGCATGGCCACCGGCTTCGATACGCCGGTGATGGTTGCGTTTAACGCGGGCAATCTGCTTCCGGTTGCGCGGCAGCTGCGCCGAGACTTCCCGCACGCCCACCTACTGTTTCTGGCCGACGACGACATGCGCATCATCGCGCGCCTGGCCGAGGCCCTGCTGAAGGACTTCGACGTGGAGTGGGTACCGGTTATGGACGGCGCCGACCACGAGCTCCAATCCAAAGGCGGCGACATCGTGCGCGTGCGCGCGACGTGGCGCAAGGACGCGACGGACACCGACTACATCGAAGCCGATATCCGTGCCGGCCGGCAGGTCGCGCTGTGCAAGTTCGAGAATGCCGGCATTTCGCGCGCACGAGCGGCGGCCCGCGCGGTCGGCAACGCCTCGGTGGTCTGTCCTCAGTTCGCCGATCGCGTCGACGACAAGTGGTCCGACTTCAATGACCTGTACCTGGCTGAATCGCTCGAGGTGGTGGGCGCCCAGGTGCTGGCCGCGCGCTCCCGCGCCCTCATCGGTGAACCGGCCGGCGCCGTGGCTGGCGACGACATCCCAGCGCACTTCGACGACATGCCGCTGCGCGATGCAACCGACGCGTTTCCCACATCCGTTCAGGAGCAGGGCGCCCAAGCCACTCCCCCCGCCCCCTCGACACCAGAGGCGCCGGTGATGACGGGCATCTTCACGCTGCAATGGGCGCTCGCGCATTGCGCCCTGGTGCAAGGGTCGACCGACGTATGGGATTCGCTCAACAAGCTGCGCATGAAGCGCGCGGCGTTCGTTGACATGGTGGGCAAGGAAGGTGCGCTGGCCTGGTCCACGCACGCCGAGCGGCGCACCATCAGTCCGCGCAACCTGCCGAAGACGATCCGCGGCGTCGCCGTTGACGAAGGGGGGGCGGGGGCCGACAACCATATCGTCATGATGCTGGACCGGTACACCCTGCTGTACGGGACGAAAACCGTCTGGGACGCCGAAAAGCGCACCGTGATTGCGTACGATGCGATGGCCTTGGCGCGCAGCTCCGACTTGGCGTCGCGCTGGATCAGCCACCCAATGCACCGCGAGGTCGACCTGGACAAACTGGTCTTCGACCCGACCCAGCGCGTCGACCTGGACACGCACATCAACATGTTCGAAGGCTTCCCGCTCAAGCCGAAGAAGGATGAGGCCAAGGCAAAACTCGCCCTGGGCCTGCTGCACAGCCTGTGCAGCAGCGAGGCGAACTGCGACGAGATCTTCCACTGGATCCTGTGCTGGCTGGCCTATCCGCTGCAGAACCCAGGCGCCAAGATGCAAACCGCGATCCTGATGTTCGGCGAGAAGCAGGGCACCGGCAAAAGCCTCTTCTTCGAGGGCATCGTCAAACCGATCTACGGTGCGCACGGCGCCACTGGCGGCCAGCATCAGCTCGAGGCTCAGTACACGCACTGGCGATCGCAGAAGCTGTTCGTCCTGTTCGAGGAGATCCTGTCCAGGCAGGACAAATACAGCCACTTCGGCCTGATCAAGCACATGATCACCGGCCGCGACATGCCGATCAGCCAGAAATTCAAGGACGACCGGACCGAGGCGAACCACATGAACGTGGTGATGCTGTCGAACGAGTTCCAGGCCGTGCCGATCGAGCCCGAGGACCGGCGCTTCCAGGTGGCCGAGGCGCGCAATCCCCTCGACCCCTCGCTGCTGGCACAGATTCAGGCTGCGCTGGCCGATGGGCTAAGCGAGGCGTTCTATGCCTTCCTGCTCGAATATCCGCTGGACGGCTTCACGCCGCATACCAAGCCGATCATGACGGCGTCGAAGGAACGCATGATCAACTTCGGTCGCCCGGACTGGGAGGCCTTCTACCTGGCATGGCAGGCCGGGGACCTGAGCGTGCCGTACTGCTCTTGCCTGTCCGAGCACCTGTACGTGATGTATGGCCGTTACTGCAGCCGGTTCGGGTTCAAGGCGCTCTCGCTGACGAAGTTCTCCGAGCTGATCGCCCAGCGCGTGAAGAAGGACCGGCAGTGGGTCACCATCGGCGGCGCTGCGAAGAAGCTGCTTACCGTGCTGCATGTGCCGCAGCCGGAAGAAGAGGCGCCCGAAAGCCTCAGCCAGCAGTGCGAACGCTTCTACAAACTCGCCGATATTAAGGGCACCGCATGAAATTCGCCCATTCGATAACAGGGGTTAACACTCAAGCGGCCTCGGCTGTAACGCTGAAAGCCACTGCCCATGCGGGTTTAACAGGGTTAACAGGGTTAACAGGGGTCGGGCGCGCACACGTAACGAATTCGATTCAGGGATTCAAGGCCCTACAAACTCTCGTGTGTGTGACACATACCCTGTTAACCCTGATAACCCTGTTAAGAGTCACTATCCATGCGGGTTTCGGGCTAACAGGGTTGGTGCCTGCGTCCGATAACCCATGTAAGGAAGGTGCTTGAGATGGCAATCAACGTCAACGATGCGATTGCGCAGCTGACCCGCCACACCACGGCCGATCAGAAACAGGTGAAGTTCGCCACCAGGGTGGCGCTCACCCGCACGGGTAAAAAGGTCGAGAAGGCTGAAGTGCGCGAAATGCGGGACATTTTCAAGAGCCCGACCCCGTACACCCTCTCCAGCCTGTTCGTGCGGCCTGCCACGGCATCCAACCTGAGCGTTGAGGTAAAGCTGAAGGACTTCGCTGCCAAGGCCACGCCAGCGGCTGTATTCCTCGCAGCACAGCTCAAAGGTGGCACGCGCGGCCAGAAGCGATTCGAGCGTGCACTGCAGTCGGTCGGGGCGCTGCCAACGGGCTATCGGATCGTGCCGGGCGCCGCGGCTAGGCTCGACGCGTACGGTAACCTGGACCGTGGGCAGATCGTTCAGATCCTTTCCTACTTCAAGGCGTTTCCGGAGGCGGGCTACAAGGCGAACATGACTGCGAAGCGTCGCGCTGCGCTGGCGCGCGGCACTGCCAAGAAGCAGGGCTTTGTCTACTTCGTCGGCCGCCCCGGTGACCGCCTGCCGCTGGGCATCTACCAGCGTGTCAGCTTCGCGCGCGGCACGGCCATCAAGCCGGTGATGATCTTCGTCCGGTCGACCGTGTACCAGGCGATCTTCGACTTTGAATACGTGGCGCAGCAGACCACCGACCAGGAGTTCCCCGGCGAGTTCGCGCAGGCATGGGCCGAAGCCCAAAGGACGGCGCGATGATGCCCCTGTGCAACTTTCCAAGGTACTCCCCAGCAGGGGCTGTCAAGGGTAATTCGAACCCCGAATTCCCGCTAGTCACAGGTATGTTGCAAGGGGGTTGTAATGTCTGATTTGTCCAATTCGATGACCCAGGCTGACTTCGGCAGGCTGGTCGGCATCAGCCAGCAGGCGGTCAGCAAGATCGTCGCCAGCGGTGTGATCGATCCGAGCATGAGCGGGCAGCAAATGCTGCATGCGTACTGCTCGCACCTGCGCGAAACTGCGGCCGGCCGCGCATCAGGCGGCACCCTCGACCTGGTCGAAGAGCGGGCGGCGCTGGCCAAGGCGCAGCGAGAGCGCATCGAGATGCAGAACGGTGTGACGCGGGGCGAGCTGGCCCCGGTTGTGCTGATCGAGGAAGTGCTGTCGAAGGCAGGTGCGCGCATCAGCGGCATCTTCGACGCAATCCCGGGCGCCGTGCGGCGGCGGGTGCCGAGCCTGTCGTCCGAAGAAATCGGCAACATCGAAAAGGAAATCGCCAAGGCACGCAACATCGTCGCGGCCATCTCCCTAGACGACCTGCGCGAGGTGGACGAGGAAGACGAAGCCGGCGCACCGATGCTCGAGGTGGATCATGAGTGACATGGCCGAGGTGCTGGGCTGGAAGTCCGCCGCCGTCAACGCGTGCCTGACGCGCGGCCTCGGCACCTTCGGCGTGCCCGAGCCGATGACCCTCGACCAGTGGGCCAGCGAGCACTTCTACCTGTCGAAAGAATCGTCGTACGTCGAGCAGGCCTGGGAGGCATGGCCCTTCCAGCGCGCAATCATGGCCTGCATCAGCAACGACGACATCTTCGAGATCGACTTCATGAAGTCGGCCCGGGTTGGCTACACCAAGATGCTGCTCGCGGCGATCGGCTACTTCATCGAGCACAAGCGCCGCAACCAGGCGCTGTGGCAGCCGACCGACGGCGACAGCGACGAGTTCGTCAAGACGGAGCTCGAACCGATGCTGCGCGACGTGAAGGTGATGCGGAAGGCGTTCCCTGCGCACATGTCGCGCCACAAGGACAACACGCTGCAGCAGAAGAAGTTCCTCGGCTGCATGCTGCACACCAGGGGCGGCAAGGCGGCGCGTAGCTACCGCCGGATTTCGGTCGACAACTCGCTGCTCGACGAGCTGGACGCGTTCGACCGGGACGTGGAGAAGGAGGGGGACCCGGTCACTCTGGCTGCCAAGCGGGTCGAGGGTGCCACGTTCCCGAAGCTGGTGGTCGGGTCGACCCCGGGCCTGAAGGGATTCTCGCTCATCGATGAGCGTTCACTGGCGGCGGACCTGCGCGTGCGGTACGCCATTCCGTGCCCGGACTGTGGCGCCTTCCACGCGCTGTCCTGGGGCGGCAAGGACGAGGCCACTGGCTTCAAGTGGCTCAAGGACGACCCGGACAGCGTGCGCCACGTGTGCCCCCACTGCCATTCGATGATCGACCAGGGCCAGTACCTCACCGCGGCGCCCTGCGGCCGCTGGCAGAACGAGGACGCCAGCGTCACGATCGACCACGCCGGCATCTTCCGCAACGCCGCCGGCGCCGTGATTGAGCCGCCGCGGCATATTGCGTTCCACGTCTGGACCGCGTACAGCCCCCTGGTCACCTGGGCCAAGCTGGTGCGCGAGTTCATCGCCGCTTTCAACAAGGCCCGCGAGGGGGATATCACCTCGCTCAAGGCGTTCACGAACACGACGAAGGGCGAGACATGGGAGCAGGACGTCGAGAAGACCGATGCCGACCAGCTGAAGGAGCGTGCCGACGACCGCCCGCTGGGGCTGGTACCGCGCGGTTGCGTACGGCTGCTGGCCGGCGCCGACACCCAGGACAACCGCGTCGAGGTCGCGGTCTGGGGATACGGGCGCGGCTGCCAGACCTGGCTCATCGACTATCGAATCTTCTACGGCAACCCGAGCGAGGATGCGGTCTGGGCCGACGTCGCCGAGTACCTGTTCGAGACCGAGTTCCAGCACGCCGCTGGCCAGAAGCTGAAGATCTACGGCACGGCCATCGACTCGGGCGGCCACCACTCTCACGCGGTCTACAGCTTCGCCCAGGCGCACGCCGCCAAACGCGTGTTTGCGGTGAAGGGGCGGTCGGGCCGCGAGAAGCACATCAAGGACGGCGCTACGAAGGTCGACATCGACTGGCGGGGCCGGAAAAAGAAGAACGGAGCGATCCTCTGGCAGGTCGGTACCAATCTGGCGAAGGACCTGATCTACGGCCGTATGCAGATCACCAAGCCCGGGCCGGGCTACATCAACTTCACGAAGGCGGCGAGCGATGAATTTTTCAAGCAGATGGCTGGTGAAATTCGTGCTGAGCGGGTTACCGCCGGCGGAACGGAATCGCGCTGGACGGCGATCCGCAAGCGAGTGGAGGCCTGGGACTGCACGGTCTATGCGGTCTGGCTCGAGACGCACTTCGAGCTGGCGAAGAAGACGGATAAATGGTGGGACGCGCTCGAGGAGGAAATACAGCCATCCATGGCCGATCTCTTCAGCCAGCCCCTCGTGATCGAGGCACCAGCCGCACCAGTAGCACAGGCGGCAGACAACAAGAATACGGCACCGGCCACGCCGCCGGCGCCTGTCACAAACCGACGCGCGGCAAGCCGCTTCGCGTCGGAAGAATGGTCCAACAGGGGATTTAATTAAATGCAAATAGAAGAAATCGGCATCATCGGCACCAGGTCACATGCCCGGCATCCCACGGTGCTTCGCCACGGAAGAGCGGTCGACCAGGAGACCGCCGCCACGCAGGTGCAGGAAATCGACATCATTGGCGCCATGCTCGCGGCCGTGCGTGAATCGTTGGGCGCGGTGTTCACGCCGGAAGCCGAGAAGGAGATCGAAACGAAACTGCGCACCTGCTGGGGCGGGGAGAGGGTCTACGTGAAAAAGCAGACCGACGCGCACGCCCGAGCCAGCGAAATCCGCGCGCGCTACGACATGTGCAACCGCCGCGAGCTCATGGCCGAGTACGGTCTCAGCCGCGGCCATTTCTACAAGATCATCGCCGGCGGCTAAACAAGCCGCACTGGAAACATTATCCGCGCGCGAGCGCACATCCGCAGTACAAACTTGAAAGGCAAGATCAATGACCATCCATGCATTTACCGACCAGGGCACCAGCTGCCCGGCCTACGTCAACCTCAGCAAACGCGTCGCCTGTCCAAGCGATGTGGTCCTTACCGTGCGCAGCGCAGGTGACAACAATGCAAGCGCTATCATCCTCGGCCGTGACCAGGCGGTCGCCCTTGCTCACGACATTCTCCGCCATTATCGAGCACCCACGCCGGACGTCAAGGCGGCCGTCGACCGCTTCCTCGGATGGAAGCTGCCAGAAACCTTCCATCCGGATGCGGGCATTGCGTTCAAGGCGCCGCAGCACCCGCTTGGGTGGCCCACCGGTACAAATTTGCTCAACGCTGAGGAAGCGCGCGCCATGTTCGAACATGTACTGCACCAGCCCGCGCCTGACATCGCCTATCCAGGCGGCACTGCCGTGCCGCCGCACCAGCAGCGCGTGATCGACGAAAAGCGCGAGCTCGACGAAAGGGCAGGCAAGCTGAGGTCATTCTTCGGCACTGCGATTTTCGGCACTCTCGATGATGCTGAGCAGCAGCGGCTCCAGCAGCAGGCGGCTGTCATGGCGACCTACTCTGACATCCTGGAGGAGCGCATAGCCGCGTTTTCAGTCGAACTGGCCTGACCAACTGAGAACACAAGGGAGTCGCATTTTTGCCTAGAAATGCGACTCCCGAACAAGTAACGTGGGCCGTCCCCCATCCCGGAAGCAACTCATGACCGCCGCATCAGACATGCTCGCAAAATACCTGGCCGCTGAAGCAGCGGTCCTCGAAGGCAAGGAAGTCAGCCTGGGGGACCGCAAGTTGCGCATGGAAGATCTGCCGTCCATCATCGCCGGCCGCAAGGAATGGGAGGGCAGGGTCGCCCAGGAGCAGCGTCAGGCCGCCGGCACGCCCGCCTTCGGTGGCCTATCCTTCGCAGTCGCAAACTTCGGAGGCGCTCAATGAACCGGAAGGCTGGCATCGAAATGAACGTGGTCGACCGCCTCATCTCATACATCGCCCCAGGCGCTGCGCTGAAGCGCATGAGCGCGCGCCATGTGTTGAGCCAGTACGACGCCGCCAAGCCATCGCGCCTGCGTCGCTCAGGTACCGACCCGCGTTCCCCCGACCAGCAGGTGCAGCAGGGCGCCCCCGCACTGCGCGCGCTGGCTCGGAACCTCGAGCAGAATCATGACATTGCCCGCGGGGCCCTGCGCGTCCTGGTCAACAACGTGGTCGGCGCCACCGGCATCGGCATCGAGCCGCAGCCGCGCCGCAAGGACGGCACGATCCACGAGGAATACGCCCAGGCGCTGCGCAACGCATACCGCGACTGGGCGCTCACGCCCGAGGTCACGCACCGCCACCACTGGAGCAAAGTCCAGCGCCTGGTGTGCAAGACCTGGATACGCGACGGCGAGTGCTTCAGCCAGCGGCTGATGGGACCGGTGGCCGGCCTCGATCATGGTACGACGGTGCCGTACTCGCTCGAACTGCTCGAAGCGGACCTGGTGCCGATGGATTACCACGATCCGGACAAGGGCGTGCAGCAGGGCGTCGAGCGTAACATGTGGGGCCGGCCGACGGCCTACATCGTGCACAAGGCATTTCCATCTGGCGACAACTGGTCGAAGCGCGGCATCGACGTCAAGCGCGTCGACGCCGGCCGCATGTTCCACGTTGCGTCGGTCGACCGCATTGGACAGATGCGGGGCGTGTCAGAATTTGCCAGTGTGATCACGCGGCTGGCCGACATCAAGGAATATGAGGAATCTGAACGCATCGCGGCGAAGGTCGCGGCGTCGCTCACCGCGTACGTCAAGAAGGGCTCGCCCGACATGCACCCGGAGGCGGCCGGCACCGCAGCGCGGGAGATCAGCTTCTCCCCGGGCATGATCATCGACAGCCTGGGCGTCGGCGAGGAGATCGGCCTGATCGATTCGAACCGGCCCAACCCGAACCTGATCACGTTCCGCCAAGGCCAACTGCGCGCAGTCGCCGCCGGCCTGGGCGGTAGCTACTCGAGCATTGCGCGCGACTACAACGGCACGTACTCGGCGCAGCGCCAGGAGCTGGTGGAACAGTGGATCCACTACGCTGTGCTGGCCGACGAGTTTGTGGGTCAGTTCGTCGAGCCCGTCTGGCAGGACTTCGTGCTGACCGCCCACCTGTCAGGCGCCGTGCCGATGCCGAAAGACGTGACGCCGGACAGCGCTGACGACGCGCTCTTCGTCGGCCAGTCGATGCCCTGGATCGACCCGATGAAGGAAGCGATGGCCTGGCACACCCTGGTGTCGGACGGTTTCTCGAGCGAAGTCGAGGTGATGCGCAAGCGCGGCGCCAATCCGCGCGACGTGATCGAGCAGATTGCCGCCCATCGCAAGCTGTGCAAGGAGAAGGGGCTGGTCTTCAGCTCCGACTTCATGAACGAGGTCAAGGCGCCGCCGGCGGCGCCGGTACCACCGGAAGATCTCCCCGAGGCCTGAGCCAACCAGTGTCTCTTTGCCGCCTTCGGGCGGTTTTTTTTGGTCAGAAATATTGTCGCATTTTTGCCTAGAAATGAGACTCCATCAAAAGCAAACTGAGCTCTTCAATAAGGACAGAGCCAGATGCCAACCGCGAACCCTACACCCGCAGAGCAGACACCGAAGTGGTACACGATTCGTCCGCACGCCCGTGCTACGGCCGGTGCCTCGGCGTCGGCTGCCGAAATTCTGATATACGGCGACATCGGCGAGAGTTGGTACGGCGACACGATCGCGGCCAATGAATTCGTGCGCGAGGTCGCCGCGCTCGACGTCGAGCAGCTGACGGTCCGCATTTCCAGCTACGGCGGCTCCGTCACTGACGGCATCGCCATCTACAACTCGCTCAAGCGGCACAAGGCCTCGGTCACGACCGTGATCGACAGCATCGCTGCCTCGATCGCCAGCCTGATCGCCATGGCCGGCGATCGTGTCGAGATGGCCGAGAACGCAGCCATGATGCTGCACGCACCGTGGGGCTGGCTGGAAGGTAACAGCGTCGCCCTGCGCGAATACGCCGACATGCTCGACACCTGGGCGGAAGCCATGGCTACCAGCTATGCCGCCAAGACGGGCGGCGACAAAGGCGAGATCCTCGCCATGCTGCTCGACGGCAAGGACCACTGGTACACCGCGGAGCAAGCGCTGGAAGCCAATCTGGTCGATGCAGTGATCTCGGCGCTGCCGGTTGCAGCGTCGGCCAATCTGCACAGTCTCATCAAGGCGCGGTTCGCTTCGTTCCCGCAGCCAACCACCCCAGCGGCAGCCGCCGCGCCAACACCAACTACCACTCCGAAGGAGAGCAACACCATGCCAGGATCGAATCCAGCGGCGGTCGCAGCCCCAGTTGCAGCCGCACCAGCAGCACAAACCCACGAGCAGATCGTCGCCGCAGCGCTCGCCGCTGATGGCGTTCGTCGCACCGCGATCTCGGCCGCCTTCGCGAAGTTCGCAACGGCGCCGGGCGTCGCTGCCGTCGAAGCTGCCTGCGCCGCTGACACCGCGTGCACCGTCGAGGCTGCCCAGCTGCGTCTGCTGGCTCACCTGGGCAGCGGCTCGGCGCCGATCGCCGGTAGCCACATCGTCACCCTGGAAGACTCGCGCGACAAGTTCCGCGCGGGCATCCAGGCGTCGCTGATGGCGCGCGCCAACCTGGGCAAGGACGATGGCGCGAACAACTACCGCGGCTATTCGGCCATGGACATCGCCCGCGAATGCCTGGTGCAAGCCGGCATCAGCACTCGCGGCCTGGGCAAGATGGAACTGGTTTCCGCTGCTTTCACGCACACCGGCTCGGACTTCCCGCTGCTGCTGGCGAACGTCGCCGAAAAGGCGATGATGAAAGGCTACGAAGAAGCCGAAGAGACTTTCCAGCTGTGGACCACTGTCGGCAGCCTGGGTGACTTCAAGCCGGGCAAGCGCGTTGACCTGAACACTTTCCCGACCCTGGACCGCATCCAGGACGGCGGCGAATATCGCTACGCCGACATCGGCGAGCGTGGCGAGACGGTGCAGCTGGCCACCTACGGCAAGCTGTTCTCGATAACCCGCCAGACCATCATCAACGACGACCTGGGCGCCTTCACCAAGATCCCGAAGCTGATGGGTCGCGCAGCGATCCGCACCGTGGGCGACCTGGTGTACGCGATCCTGACCAGCAATCCGGCGATGGCCGACGGTAAAGCGCTGTTCCATGCTGACCACGCCAACCTGCTGGCCGGCCTCGGCGTGACCACGGCCGGTATCGATGCCATGCGCGTCGCCATGGCCAAGCAGACCGACGGCACTGCCGCCGCGCTGAACATCCGCCTGGCCAAGATCCTCGTGCCGGTCGCGCTGGAAGGTTCGGCCAAGGTCACGCGCGACAGCGAGTACGAAGTGGGCGCTGCAGCAAAGAACAACACCGTGCCGAACTCGGTGCGCGGCACCTTCGAGGTGATCTCGGACGCTCGCCTGGACGCGGCCTCGGCTGCCACCTGGTACGGCACCGCCAACGGCGCCCAGCACGACACGGTCGAAGTCAGCTACCTCGACGGGCAGCAGGCGCCGACGCTCGAACAGCAGAACGGCTGGCACATCGACGGCGTTGATTTCAAGGTGCGGCTGGACGCGGGCGTGAAAGCGCTCGACTTCCGCACCATGGCCAAGAACCCTGGCGCGTAACGCCTGACCCTTCAACCAGCATCCGCGCCGCCGCGACATGGCGGCGCAAGCCAAACTCGATAGGAGCCATTCATGGCGAAGAATTATGTTCAAGAGGGTGATGTGCTCCCGCACACCCCGGTGGGTCCGGTTGCTTCCGGTGCCCTGGTACTGATCGGCAAGCGCGTGGGCATCGCCCTGGGCGACATCCCTGCCGGCACGCCGGGTTCCCTGATGGTGCGCGGCGTCTTCAAGGTGGCGAAGCTGTCCACCGACGACATCTCCCAGGGCGAGCCACTGTACTGGGATGCGGCCAACAGTCGGCTGACGGAAACCGCCGGCGCCAATACGCTGGCCGGCTTCGCGGCCGAGCCTGCTGGCCCTGGCGTCGGCACCGTCAACATCAGCATCAACGCCTGATGTCGTTCGACCGTCTGGAGGCGCGTCTGAACCGCACCGTGATGGTGAAGCTCGCCAACGCGACCGCGGTGATCGCTGGCGTCTCCATTCCGGTCATCTTCGATGCCGAGTACAAACCCGGCATGGTGGGGATCGGAATGGGCGCCGCCCAGCCTCAGATGGTCATCGGGACGGCGGATGTCCCGGAGCAGTTCATCGACACCGAAATCACCGTCAACGGCGCTGCCTGGGTGGTGTCCGACCGAAAGCCCGACGGGGAGCAGCCGACCGGCCTGACGCTCGTCTACTTGGTTAAAGCATGACGACCCGACACCTGTTGATGGTTCAAGCCGTCGTGCAGCTTCTGCAGGCCGAACCGGCAATTGCCGGTGGCCGGGTGTACAGCGCACGCACGAGGGCAATTCCGGTCGACGTGCCGTCGGCAGTGAACGTCTCGCTCGAGCGCAGCACCTCCCAGCTGGCGTCCGTAATCGGCGGGCGCACCACCTGGTCCACGCTCATCACGGTCGAGTGCTACGGAAAGCTGGAAGGTGTTTCTGCCGACGAAGCAGCCGACCCGGTCCTCGAGGCAGTGTTCGAACGGCTGGCCAGCGACCCGTCCCTGGGCGGCCTGGCGATGAGCGTCGAGCCCCTGGAAGGGGACACGCTCAGCTGGGACTTCGATTCCCTTGAGACCAACATGGCTTGCATAACGGCGAAGTTTGTCGTGCGCCACCAGACAACCGGAAGGACCCTGACGCAATGATCGATCACGAAGAACAATTCGCCGCGCCGGTGCCAGCTCAGGCTGCGCCGCAACATGCGGAGCCGCAGCAGGGTGGCAGTTTCACCCGCGACCTCGATACCGGGGCACTTGTGCGAAACAAGCCCATCCCGGCTAACCAACCTGAACAGGAATAAACAATGACCCGCCTTATCCGGAAGACTGTCGTCTTGGCAAAGCTGGAAGACGAATACGGCGTCGATGCTGCGCCGAGTGGCGCGCAAAATGCGCTGCTTGTGAGTAACCTCAGCATCAATCCGCTCAATGCGGAATATGTCGCCCGCGACATTATCCGCGAGTACCTGGGTGGCTCGGAAGAGCTGGCCGGCGCCCGCTACATGGAATGCGGTTTCGATATCGAATTGGTCGGCTCGGGCGTCCTTGCAGAGGCGCCGGCCTGGGGCCCGCTGATGCGCTCGATCGGCTTTGCCGAGGTGATCACGCCGGCCGTCCGTGTCGATTATGTTCCGGTCTCTGGCGACTTCGAATCGGCCACCATTTACTGGTACGACGACGGCGTGCTGCACAAGCTGCTGGGTGTGCGCGGTACCGCCAGCCTCGACCTGGGCGTCGGCAAAAAGCCGGTCATTTCGTTCAAATTCATGGGCGTCGATGGTGGCACGGCCGCGGTGCCGAACGTTGCAGGCGCTCTGGCGGCCTGGCGCGTGCCGCAAGTCGTGCTGGACGCGAACTCGGGCGAGCTGACCTTCGGCGCGACCCATTCGGCGACCACAGCGCCGGCTTTCGCCGCCGGTACCACTTACCCGAGCGACGGCCTGACGATCGACCTGGGGATCAAGGCCCAGTTCCAGAAGCTGCTGGGCGGCGAGTCGATCTCTATCTCCGAGCGCGATGTGACCGGTGCGGTCAAGCTTCAGCTCACGGCTGCCCAGGAAGTGGCATTCATGGACTCGATCAAGGCCAATACGCTGACGAGCATCGGGCTCATCCACGGCACCGTCGCCAACGACAAGGTGGCCGTCTTCATGCCGGCGGTGCAGCTGAAGGAGCCAACGAAGGAAGAGCTGAACGGCGAACGCATGATCGGCTACAAGCTGGGCGTGAAGCCCAAGAATGGTAACGACGAGATCCGCATCGCTACCAGCTTCGCATAATAACTCTCGGGGCTTCGGCCCCGGCAACTCCACAGGAAAATCATGAACTTCAAGAAATATAAAGTTGTCGTCAGTGACAACGTCATCGTCCCCGTCGAAGGCAAGTATGCCGAGGCCGACGGATCGATCCGTTCGTTTAAGTTTTCGCTGGTGTGCAAGCGCCTCGACGCTCCTACGCTCAAGCAGGAGATGGAAGACAAGGAAGAGTCGGCGACCGAGATGATGAAGAAGGTCATCAGCGGCTGGCGCGACCAGCGCTTGGTGCTCGAGGAAGACGACACCCCGGCCGAATTCTGCGACGGCGCTCTGTCCGCACTGTTCGACATCGCCGGCATGGGTATGCATTGCCTGAACGCGTACCTGGCGGTGGTGGGCGTCAAGGCAAAAAACTAAGCGAGGTCGCGCGCCATGCGGCGCTGGGCCAGCTGATCGACGAGCAGGAAGCCGAGCAGGAAGTAAGTGAGGTCGACGCCGCCCTCGCGGCGTTCGGTCTCGTTGCGGCGGTGACGCTCCAGCCCCCGGATGAGCTGTACCTCTGGCCCGAGAACGTGCCGACCTGGAACCTGTTCCAGGCGCTTTCGACGCAGTGGCTAGTGGGCATGGGCGGCGCGACCGGGCTGAATTACCAGTCGGTCAACATCGTGATGGATCACCGGCGCGTTGCGCGCCGTGACCGACAAAGGGTGTTCGAAGAAATACAGGCGATGGAACGAGCAACCCTGCAGGCTTGGAGCGAGAAAAAGAAATGAGCGAGTCCAGAGTAGTCATCACAGCCCAGGCCGAGCAGGCGATTCGCGAGTTTGATCGCCTGCGCGCCCAGGCCACCGGGTCGTTGCGTCAGGTCGCGGAGCTGGGTGGCAAGCTCGATAGCATCCACTCGACCATGGGCGACATCATCAAGGCTTCCGTTGCCGGCATCAGCATCGATTGGCTGGTCGGCATGGTCAAGGGCTCGATCGACACGCTGGACAACCTCAAGGATCTGAGCGCGACCACCAAGATCACGGTGGAAGACTTGTCCGGCCTGAAGCTCGCTGCGACCCAGTCAGGGGCGGAGCTGGAAGGTACTGCCGAAGTCATCTCCAAGCTGTCGGCCAACATGGGCAAGAACGCGGAGAAATTCGCTCGCCTCGGGGTGACGTCCAAAGAGCCGCTGGAGGCGTTCAAGCAGTTTTCCGATGTCTTTGCCGCCATCGAAGATCCCGCCCTGCGCGCAGCTTTTGCAGCTGACGCAGTGGGCAAGTCCTGGAAAGGCGCGGCGCCGCTGATGTCCGAAGGCGGCCAGCGCATTGGCGAAATGGTCGACAAGGGCAAGGCCATGTCTGGCGTGACTGCCGAGATGGCAGCACGCGCCGACGATTTCAACGACCAGATGGCGGAGATGTCGGCCAGGATTGACGGCGCGAAGATGAGCCTGGCGATCGAGATGCTGCCGGCACTGAACGAATTCACCAAGAGGATTGTCGACGCCTATAACGAGTCGGGAAAGCTGCACGCCGTATTGGTAGCGCTCGAAACCGCCGGTGCCTTTATGTTCTCGGACGAATTTGACGAGCCACAAAAGAAGATCAAGAACCTGCGCGAAGAACTGGAAGGGCTGCGATCCGACCTGGCATTAAGCAAAAATGTCCCATTTGCCGGCGGCCTGACTCGCTGGCTGTTCGGCGATTCGAAGGTTGATCTGGAGGCGAAGATCGCCGGCGCCGAGGCGCAGATCCAGTATCACCAGGACCAGATCGATGGGCCGGCCAAGGAAGCAGCGGCAAAGGCCGCTGCCGCCGCAGACAAAAAAGCAGCCGATGAAAAGGCGAAGGCAGCAGCAGCCGCAGCTGCGAAAGCGGCTGAGTTCCTGAAGCTTAGCCAGGCAAACGAGAAGGCGTCTGCTGACGCGGCGCTAGCCCAGCGCAAGGCAATGATCGAGGCCGATATGGCAGCTCGCGCTCGTGGTCTGGCTGTAATGGCTGAGATGAATCGCCAGGGCCTGGCTTCAGACAGCGCCTATTACGTCGCCAAGCGTGAAGCGGCTCTGGCTGCCGGTACCGATGCCGTGCGCATCAAGGACGCCGAGATTGCGGCCTTGCGCTCTGTGGGCGCAAAGGATGCCGCTGAGCAGACCGCCATCAACGGCAAGATTGCGGTACTGAACAACCAGAAAAACGCCGCGCTTCAGGCATCGCTGGCGGCGGCGGACCTGTTGCGTAAGCAATACCTATACGACGCCCAGGCACCGGTCCGCGCAGCGCAGGCCGCTGCCGACGCGGAGGTCGACGCCGTCAACAAGGAAGTGGTCGCGCTGCAGGCTCAGTTCGAAAATTACGGCAAGCTTCCAGCTGCCATCACCGCGGCGACGATCGCCAAGCTGCAGGCGCGCGCGGTCGCCCTGGAGACGAACGAGGGCACCGAACAGGAAATTGCGAATACCAACCGGCTCATCGCCGCGCTGCAAGCGAAGGCGCAATGGGAGGGCAAGGTCGAGCTGCAGGACAAGGGCTCTGACCTGGTGCGAGCCAACCAGCTGCTCGAGGTAATGACCGCGCTCGACGATGTGGCCCGTGACGCCGCTGGTGGCATGGTGGCCTCGTTCGGCCGGGTCGGCGAAGCGATCGGCGGCATGACCACGGCGCTGACCGGCTTCGGCCGCGCTCAGGCAGCAATCGCCGCGAACCTGGCGCAGGAGAAAACCGATGCGAAGGGCGATGTCACCAAGATCAAGCTGGCCGAGACGAAGGCGTCGCAGGCGGCTGCCACTGCACAGATCCGCCAGTACGGCGACATGGCCAGCGCCGGCAAGAAATTCTTCAAAGAGCACACGGCCGGCTACAAGGTCATGGAAGGCGCCGAAAAGGCGTTCCGGGCTTATGAAATGGCCATGGCTCTGCAAGCCATGGTCAAGAAGATCTTCTTCAAGGAAGGCGAAGTCGCAGCCAATCTAACGCTGAATGCTACGAAGCTGACTGGGGAAGCTACCACTACGGCGGCATCGACCGGGCTTGCTGCGACCGAGGCCAGCGCCTGGGGCATCACTGCCGTCGTCAAGTCGCTTGCCTCCCTGCCATTCCCCTGGAACTTGGCGGCGGGCGCCGCGACGCTGGCCGCGGTTGTCGCCATCGGTGCATCGATGATGGGCGGTATCGGTGGTGGCAGCGGTGCGGTCACGCCGTCGTTCGAAGAAAAGCAGAAGGTGCAGGGCACCGGTACCGTGCTGGGCGACAGTACGGCCAAGTCGGAATCGATGTCAAAGTCGCTCGAAATGTTGGAAAACTATGCCTCGCTCGAGCTGGACTATCAAAACTCGATGCTCACGGCGCTGCGTAACATCGAGACGGCCCTGGGCGGCGCGGCCAAGGGCATCATGCAGACGACCGGCATCACCGGCGGCAGCGCCTTCGGCACCACCAACAGCTCCAGCTCAAACTTCTTCGGCTCCGACAAGACGACGACCATCGACGACACTGGCGTCAAGTTCAGCGGCACGTTCGGCGCGCTGCGGGCCGGAATGGGCAACGGCGTCCAGTATGAGGATGTGATCAAGACCAGCGACGGTGGCTGGTTCCATGGCGACTCGACTACCAAGTCGACCAATACGAAGGCTCTCAGCGCTGAGGCGATGAAGCCGTTCGCCCTTATCTTCGACAACATGGGCGACCTGCTGGTCGATGCTGGCGTCAAGCTCGGCAGGGACGGCGCCACCCTTACCAATGCGATCAACGGCATCAGCGTCGACTTCGAGGTCAGCCTTCGCGACCTGAAGGGGCAAGAGCTCACGGACGCCCTGAATGCCGGCGTCTCGGTCGCTTTCGACAAGGTGACGAAAGAGCTGTTCCCGACGATCGCCCAGTTCCAGAAGATGGGCGAGGGCATCGGCGAAACCCTGGTGCGCGTCGCGACCGATGTGAAGGCCGTCGACAGCGTGTTCGCATCGATGGGCAAGACATCCAATGGCCTCTACAGTTCGGCAGGCAAAATGGCGTCGATCCTCACCGGCATGACCATGGAAGCAAAGGTGCGCCTGGTCGAGCTGTCCGGCGGCCTTGACGAATTCGCGTCCTCGGCAAAGTCGTTCATGCAGAACTTCTATACCGAAGCCGAGCAGATCCGCGCACAGAAGGCAAAGCTGAACCCTGTGCTTGCCCAGTACGGCCTGTCGACCGAGGGTGCTGACGCTGAGGCGCAATTCAAGAAATTCGTTCTCAGCCTGGACGTCACGACCGAGGCCGGCGCCAAAACGTACGCCATGCTGATGAGCGTGCAGCAGGCGTTCAAAGATGTCACCAGTTCGGCCGCCGACGAGCGCGCCAATCTCCTGGCCGAATGGGACGACCTGACATTGACCTCGGCCCAGAAGCTGGCCAAAGCCCGCCTCGAGGTCGATCCGGCTAATCGCGCACTGTTCGATCAGGTGGCCCTGCAGCGTCAGCTGAAAGAAGCGACCGACGGTGGATCAGACGGGCTTGCGGAAATGATCGACCGCCTGACCGCGACCAAAACCAGTGCCCTGGCTTACCTGGATTCCTTGGCACTTGGCAGCTTGAGCGCGCTGACGCCGATGCAGAAGTACCTGGAGGCGCAGCGTCAATACAACGCAGCGGCAGACAAGGCGCTCGCCAATCCGGCCGATTCAGCCGCGGTGTCGGGCGTCCAGAGCGCCGCGACGGCCTTTCTGACGGCCAGCCAGGTGATCAACGCCTCAAGCGCAGCATACATCGGCGACAAGTCGAAAGTGCAGGGCGACATGGGCAAACTGGCCGCGATCGCGGGCGCCCAGTTGACGGACGCGCAGCGACAGCTGTCGGCCCTCGACAAGCAGGTGGTAGGCATCGCCCAGCTGAACGATACCGCCGCCGCCATTCAACAAACCATCGCCAACCAGGATGCCCCGGTACCGGTGGCAGCACCCGCGTTTGACGTGCAGCGGTATGCCGCCAGCTCGAGCGCCGCATCAGACGCCCTGGCTGGCGAAGTTCGGGCCCTGCGCGAGGAAAACGCCGAGCAGCGTGCAATCAATGCCGCGGTGCTGGCCGAGCTGCAGCAGCTGCGGGCAGATGCCAACCGCAACGCTAACGACCAGCTCGGTGCTACCGAGAACATGGGCGAGACGGTCGCCAAAGAGGTGGGCGGTGCGATCGAACAGGTGGCCTATGTGGCGAGGAATCCTACAAGAGTAGCGCCTCGATGAATAGAGGGTGCTCCAAGCCAGTAGTCGGACTAAGCCCAACGATCACACTGCTCATCCAGTGCCTTACGCTCTTCATCAGTAACTAGGAGTGGGTCTGGCCGAAACACGTACGCCAAACAGGCAACAACCGCCTTAAAGAATTTAAGCATTTGTAGTCCATAGGAAACGATGCATGAATTCTAACACGTTGCCAATTAAGCAAAGAAAAGCGAACCTTTGCGTTTATAGCACCAACACATAATTAAACGGAACGCTGCATGACGATAATTCATTCGAACAATTTTGAAGCGGAAAATACCGGGTCGCTGCCTGCGGGATATGCCGCTATTAAGGGGCCATGGGGGGTTTCTGCTGCCAATCCCGTAGGCGGCGCGAAAAGCCTTGCGGCGACAGGCATCGCGACGGCCAATAACGGTGACTTCCTGACCTATGCAAGCGCGAGCGCCCAAACTGCGCAAAAGCTCACGTTCGCGCAAAAGTTGAACATCACGCCGGACCTTTACAACGACAATTTGATCTGCGCTGCTGTGCGCGCAGGCGCCAATGGTGGATCCGGCTACCTGATGTTGGTATCGCCGACTGCATTGGGCTGGCTGAAAATCATCGCCTACAAAATCAATGGCGTCGGCGGATATGCTGAAATTTCGCAATCCGCACCGGTGAGTGGGTTCGCGGCGGGCGATATTCTCATTACAGAAACCCTTGCATTGGATACAACCGTCGAGAGCCGCATCTGGAAAAGCGGCGGCACGCGCCCTGCAAATCCAACGCATACGATCAACGACGGCAGCTACCCTAGCGGGCATATCGGTTTCTACCGCTCGATTTACGGCGGCCCTGTCGGTCAAATGGCAATTGACGACCTGACGTACGAGGATTTGACCGCAGGGCAGACTGCCACGGAACCTGGCGCTCCTATTCTGGGAACGCCCGTTGCCGGCGACGGGAGCGTCTCATTCCCCTATACGGCACCGTCTAGCGATGGTGGTTCGGCAATCACGGGCTACAGCCTCAGCGTCTATTACGCAGCCGACAACAGCCTCGTTGGAACGGTTCCTACCACGCTTAACAATCCCATTGTGGCCACAGGTCTCCCTAATGGCACGAGCGTGTACGGCAAACTGAGGGCGATTAACAGCGTCGGGCCTGGGCCGCAGTCGGCAGCCTCGACTCCGGTCGCGCCGACCGCGGCGGCACCGAATGGCGTGTCATTCCCGGTCACAAACGCAAGCGTCTATTTCTCGCCGTACGCATGGTATAGCGACGGCGCCGGCGCGATGCAGGCGAACAACGTCAAAGGGGGCAGTTCCTTTGCCTGGACGGCCATGCGCGGCGGTTACATGAAGTTCCGAGCCACTGTCGGCGCGGCCGGCACGATTGCGCTTGCCATTAACACCGCCACCCTGAGCGCGATCGCTGCGGCAGGCTGTCCAAATATCGCCTGGACCATCAACAACGGCGCGATCCAGTCGAAGTTGCTGGCAACCGGCGACACCAGCCTCGCGCTTGCGTCAGGCCTTGCCGCAGGAACCTACGACGTTTTCGTCTGCTTCCGTGGCGTGTGGCTGCTCCAGGACGGCGACACGGCACAAAACTACGTCGCCACGAACAACAAGCTCCATATCACCAGCATTAACCTCAGCGTGGGCGGCACCTTGTCCGCGCCGACCATCCGCCCCAAGAAGATGGTGGTCTACGGCGATTCGATCACGGAAGGTGATTTGAGCGCAGGCCCGAACCGCAATGGTTCGAGCCAGGACGCATCGCTCACCTACGGCTGGCTGCTGGCCGAAGCACTGGACGCGGAAGTCGGCATCATCGGCTTCTACGGCAAGACCTGGAGCTGGTTCGATGCAAGCTGGCCGAATCACGCGCAAGGCGTGTCGCGCCTCGTCGGCGGCCTGCTGACCCCCGCGCCGGATTACGTCGTCATCAACTACGGCGAGAACGACAACAACCCGGGCCCGGCGGCCAGCACCGTCACGGCTACGCTTGCCGCCGTCAGCGCGGCAGCGCCGACCGCAAAGATTATCGACCTGATTCCGTTCAGCGGGAAGTCGCGCACCAACCTGAGCGCGGCAACGTTGCCTTCCAATGGCTACCGCATCGACCTGGCGCCGCCTGAAATGCTGGCGGGCTCGCTCGTGTGGAGCTACGACGGCCTGCATCCGAATCAGCGCGGGCATGCTAACCTCGCAGCTCTGCTGTCGAACAAGGTGAACGTGCTGGGGGCCGTGGTGCCGAACCTGACGCAGCGCACCGCAACGATCAACTTTAACCGTGGCCCTTCGACGAGCCCGGTGGTAGCGGCCAACATGGCCGGCGCCATGGTGTCGATCTACGATGAGCCGACGCCGGACCTCTATACCGTCCCTCGCTACCAAAGTGGCACCGAGACAACGGACGCCAGCGGCATTATGGTCGCCACGTACGGCTCGACTAAGCCAGCTGGCGCTACAGCGGGATACGTGATCCAGTTCGCTGACGGGCAACACTGCAACGGCCAAGTGGTGCTGTCGTAATGGCCGCCTACCTTGCCCCAGCAACCGTTGGCGGGCGCGCTTACTTGGCGCCGGCTATTGCGTCGGGTGTCGTTGTGCCGCCCGGCCCTGACGGTACTCCGCCATCTATCAATGGCGTGCTCGCGCACACGAAAACCCCGTCGACAATCAATCTTGACTGGTCCGGTACGGTTAGTAGCGACAACGTGGCAGTGGCCCGCCGAGAGTACCGGATCGGCGGGAGCGGTCCATACACGCCGGCCACCTCCGCGGAAGAAGTCAGCAAACGACATACCTTCCCCGGCCTGGAGCCGAACACGCCCTACAAGATCGAGCTGCGTTGTGTCGACACGAGCGAAAACGTCTCGATGCCGCTCTCGATCGTCGTCACGACGAGCGCAACGCCGCCGGCAGGTGGTAACGGTAGCAACTACATTCGCGGCAAGCTGGCCACCCGCGCCGGGGTCTTGCATTCAAGTCTGGCGGTTCTGGACTGGTCGTTGTTCTCGCAATCTGCGGTGCGGGAGTTGGGCTCGCCCGTCGCCCAGGGAGCGTACACAATGGCGGCCGGCTCAGCAGAATTCGAAATCGAGGTGTCGCCCGGCGATGTGCCAACCGGATGGTACTGGTTTGTGTTGGCTGACACGGACGGCACTACTGCGGTGGCTGCCCGCGTACTGGTGGCGCCATGACTGCGTTCGTCTTCGATACAACGCATACGCCGGACGGCAGCCTGGCGTTCGATACGCCCACGGTCGCTGAGCAGCAGCCGGGCATGCGCACCGTCAGCGATGCGGACTTCGCTGCCTGGCTGCGCAGCGACAGCGCGATCACGAACATCTTGGTGGAGACTTGGGCCATCGTCGATGGCGTGCGCACGCCGTTCTTCTGGTCGACCAACGGCTACACCACCGCGGGGACGAGCAACCCCCTGTTCTACGCGCCCCTGATCGCGGCCAGCATTCCATTTGAGGAGGAGCTGTCGCTGAAGTCAGCTGCGTCGCTCTCGGCTGGCGACTTCGAGATCGACAACACGAACGGTGCGAATGAGGCGTACGCCAGCTATATCTGGGCTGACGAGATCGTTGCGCTCGTGGGCGATCAGACCTGGGCGCGTGCTGACTATCGCCTGATCTTCGTCGGCCACACTGCAGGCCTGGTGCGCAAGGGCACGCGCGCCTTTGCGCTGCGCCTGCGGGACATGATGGAAGGATTGAACTACCCACTTAGCGAGCGCAAGTTCGGCGGCACCGGGCCAAACGCGGATCTGCTCATCCCGAATACGTTCGGCGAGTGCTGCAACGCCTCTGGTGAGTGGAGCGATGCGGACATCCTGGAGCGCCAGTGGCACGACGGCCCGATTGAAGGCGTCAACGAAGTGCGCGCGAGCGGGATTCCGATTACCGAACAGGTGACGGTTTCCGAGGGTACCGGGAGGGCAATCCTGTCGGTAAATAACGAGACGGCGACCGTCACCGCTACCGTCCAGGGCGACAAGTTCGGCGGCGTCTTCCGCAAGACCATCGCGGCCCTGGTGCAGCGCTTCATCACCGGCTACGGGAAATATGCCGATCGCTACACGCTGGCCAACATCGACGCAGCGAACTTTGCAGCGTTTGACGCGGCCCACCAGCAGGAAGTAGGGCTGCATGTTCGCGAAAGCCTCAACGTCATCGACGCGTGCGACATGCTCGCCAGCAGCGTCGGCGCGCAGCTCGCGCCATCGCTCGATGGCAAGCTGCAGCTGATCCAGATCGCGCTGCCGGCCGCGGGGGTGGCAACGGAAATTCGAGCCGAACACATGATCAGCGGGTCCTTGAAGCACGTGGAGCACATCGACCCGGTGGCGGCTGTCAAGCTGGGCTATTCCAAGAACTGGACGCCGCAACCCGGGCTGCAGACCGGAATCCCGGCTGCACATAAAGCACTGTTCGAAAAGGAATGGCCGCTGACGGTGACCAGGACGAGCAAGTCGATCGCTCAGGATTACAAGCTGCCGGGCGACGCGACGATGCGCCCCACGATGCTCTTGCGAGCCTCCCATGCAACGGCCGAAGCAGACCGCTTGAACGCACTGTGGGGACCTGGCCGCGACATCTACGAATTCGACGGTGTTCCTGACTTGCTCATGCTGCAGAAGGGCGCACGCCTGATTGTCTACCACGAGCAGGACGGCATGGCCTCTGGCGTCGAGGCCCAGGTGCTCAAGGTCAAGCGCAACTGGTGGACCCGTACTGTCAACGTGAGGTTCTTGAAATGATCGCCGTAATTAATGAAATCGACCGGATACTGAAGAGTTCTCCGTTTCGCACGCTCACGCCGAAAAACGCTGATGTCTTTCTTTTGGCAAGCGCGGCGGGTTTCCACCTGACCAGCGACAACGTCGCCGATCTCGCAACGGTGACCGTGACGGCTGGCCTGATCGAGCTTGATGGCGAAGTATCGTTCTCGGTGAACGGCGGCACCATCTCAGCGGTGACGGCTCGCAGCGTCGACGTGACATACGCCGGCTCGCCGGCGCGTGTGACCGCGACCGTGCTCAGCGGCGCCGACGAAATCACGCGTTCGCTCGTGATCCCGGTGATACGGGACGGGGCTGCTGCCGACCTGACCGATATTGATCTTAGTCCCGAAGCGCTCAAGGACATCCTCGAAGGGCAGATTACCGAGTCACAGCTGTTCGCCGACCTGCGTTCACGTATCGACCTGGTCGACGCCGTCGAGGGCGTCCCTGGCAGCGTGTCCGCCCGCATCAAGAAAGAAACCGACGACCGCGTCGCAGCCCTTACCCAGGAGGCGTCGGACCGGAGGACATACGTACAGGGGTATGCCTACAGCAAGGCCGAGACAAACGAGTCGCTCTCGATCCAGGCCAACACGATCACAGCAGCGTACCGGGCTTATGCCGAAGACGTCGCCGAGGCTGCGATCGCGATATCGGCTGCGGACATTCGCCAATACGCCTACAGCAAGGCTACGTCGGACGAAGCGATCACCGCGCTGGCCAGCACGCTCCGCAGCGAATTTGCATCGAACAATGGTGCGTCGGTTGCCTACGTCCAGGAATACGCCTACAGCAAGGCCGGGACCAACGACGCGATATCGTCGATGGCGTCGCAGCTGCGCAGCGAGTTCTCGAGCAGCGCCGGCGTCACTGCCGCATGGGTCCAGCAGTACGCTTATAGCAAGGCCGACACCGACGGCGCCATCGCTTCGCAGACGTCGGACCTCCGCTCCACCGTAGGCGGGCACACATCGACCATCCAGACGCAAGCAACCTCGATCAATGGCCTCTCTAACCAGTACACGGTCAAGATCGACAACAACGGCTACGTGACCGGCTACGGCCTGGCGAGCAGCTATGTGAACGGCATCCCGACGTCAGCTTTCATCATCAACGCCGATCGCTTCGCCGTGGTGGCGCCCGGCGTCGCGCCGAAGGTCATGTTCGCTGTTGGACAGATCGCGGGGCAAACCGGCGTCGGCGTGAGCGGCGATCTCATCGTCGACGACACTATTTCAGCGCGCCACTTGAAAGCCGAATCGATCACAGCGCGCAATTTGAAGGTTGGCAGCAGCGATAATTTAATTCGCGACCCGCAATTTAAAGACTTGGCGTATTGGGGGCGCGCCGGCTGCGCCGTGGGCGACTGGACGGTCGTTAATTTTAGTACCAGTTGGAAAGGGGGCGCATCGCTGTATCTCGGCTCTGGAACGGGCGCACTGAGGGAAAGCGATACGCCGTACTTCAATATCGAACCTGGCGCGACGTATCGACTTGTGTATCAGGTCAACGTGCCCCCTGGGTTCAATGGCCGTGCCGCCGTCCTCCTCTACCTACCCGGCTCGTATTGGTATCCGATGTCCGGCGCCCTGAACCGCCGCGGCACTTGGAGCGACGGCCTGCCCGTCGAATTCGACGCAGCCGACGCGGGGCAATTCTTTACATTTACAACATTGTTAACCGTACCGACCGATACCAGGAACTCGCGGGCGCTAATTAAAATCCGTGACCATTACAGCTCGGCGCAGCTTGAAATCGGCGCAATGAGCATCACCCGCGTGGCCGACGGCTCACTCGTGGGCGACGGCGTTCTCGAAGCGCGGCACATTGTCGGCGACACGCTCGACGTTCTGGCGGCAAAGCTCGGCAAGGCGCAAATTGGGCCGGGCGGCGCGCTGTGGCAAGGACAAGAGTTCTACGACACTGGCCTCGGGTTCCACCTGGGCGCAGACGGAAATGGAAACCCGGTATTCAGCATGGCGAGCGCCAACGGCGGCAAGCTTTTGTTCAACCCGGCAGCCGGTATTTTCAAACTCATAAAACCTGAAATCGAAGGGCAGAACGTCGCGCCAATGACCGCCGCGATCAGCGGCAACCTGTACAGCGCCGTCGGCGACGGTCGACAAGGGTACGGCAGCCTGACGGCAAACGCGAGCGGCAATTTTCAGGCGCCCCTGTCCTATCTTTGGAGCATCACTTACGAGACTGCAAACGGCTCGACCGCCGACGTCGGCGTCTCGGGCAGCGCAACGGGACAGACCGCGAGTTTTGCCGGTAGCGCTTCAAGAGAACGCGTCTACCTTTGGACAAGCGTGCAGATTATCGACGCGGCGGGCCGCATAGCAACGGCCGAGAAATTCCAGTTCATCACGCATGGAAGCTTTACACCACAATGACCAGTTACGCCGTATCCAACCTCCTCGGGCGAGTCGTTGGCTTCCTCGACTCCGCGACAATGCCAGTCATGGTCGACCCCGGATTTATCGCGCACGCCCTAATTGAACGTGTGACCGAATGGCCGGCCGCGCCGTCGCCGACCGCCGAGCTCTGGATCGGCAACGGTGCGCTGTATTGGGACGACCCCGCGACGCTTGCTGACGCGAAGGCGAACTCCTGGGCAGCTGCGAAAAAGGCGCGAGACGAGGCCGAGGCGGCCGACTTTGAGTTCGGCGGCACTTTGTACCAGCCTGACGTCGCGAAGATCACCGGCGCCGTTCTGGCGGCTCTGCTCCCCCGGGAGGAAGGCGACCTGTTCACAATTGATTGGACGGTCTCGGATAACTCCGTCGTAACCCTCACAGCGCCGCAAGTCATGGCATTGGGCCTGACCCTGACCGCACGCATTAACGGCATTCACCAACGTGGTCGCCAGCTGCGCGCCTTTATCGACAACGCCACGACGCCCGCTGAGGCGTATGGCTACACCTGGAATTCTCTCGATGCCTAACCTGATCATCATGAACAAAAACGTGGCGTCGCTTGCGTCGCTGTTTGCGGCGCCAGTCGCATCTGGAATGTCGATCGGGGCGATCTTGGACGATACGAAGTCGCGCGTCTGTCGCGCGGTCGGTACCGAGATCGAGATCATCATGACGTGGGGAACTGCCGAGCGTATCGGTGGGGTGCACTTCCCATGGTGTAACGGTTCGCCGTCGACGACGATCGAAGTAATCGGTTACTCGGACGAATCGGGCGTAAATAAGGTGCTCGAGACGGGCGAGCGGCTCGCGTGCCCAGCCCGGCCGCGCGAGCTCCTGCCGCCCTGGACGCCCGTCAGCGCAGCAAGCGCGTACGCCTGGGGCGGCGGCGCCCACGCATTCACCTGGTTCGACAACGTCATGGTGAAGCGCTTGGTTATTCGGCTCAAGGATCCGGGCAGCCTTCAGGGCTACCTCGAGCTGTCACGGGTGTTTGTAGGCGAGACGTTCAGCCCCGACAAGAATGCCTCCTACGACGCTGCCCGCACGCCGGTCAGTACCACGACCGCGTTCTATACGGACGCCGGCGACCGCCGCGCGGTGAAGGGAACGAAACGCTGGAAGCTGTCGATTGATTTGGGCAGCATGACCGAGCGCGACCGCTCATTTATCTGCGACATGCAGGTGGCCAACGACACCGACGGGCCGAGCATCATCGACCTCTACCCGAATGACCCTTCGCATGAGCGTGCGCGGGACCATCGGATGTATGGCGGACTAGTGCAGGTGTCTGCAATGCGTAGACCTAACTTTGCGCAGCACGCTACCACGCTCGAATGGGAAAGCATGTAGGACACGCTCTCGCGAGGTTGTCTCATTTTTGCCTAGAAATGAGACAAGGCAATTGTTAACTTGGGAACGTTCTTTTTCAACGACGTCCCATACTGAATTTACTTGGCGGCGTCTCTACTCACCAAGAGTGCAATGCGCACAAGGCCGCCAATGAGCAAATTTACCGCACCGGAACTGACCAGCTATGCCGGCGGGTTAGTGTCAATCGGGGCATCCTTGACCCTCAACCAGTGGGGGGTTATCGCAGGCATCGTAACGGCGCTGGCGACGTTGTTTCTGAACCTCTGGTACACCCGTCAGAAGAACGCCCGCGAACGGCGACAGGCGGACCTGGCCGAGCGAGAAAGCAAAGCTCGCCTGGCCGCGCTGGGAGTGTCCCTGTGACGCTCGAACAGCTCATGTCGATTGGCCAGGTCCGCCCTGGAACCGCCAAGCTGTACATCGACCCGCTGAATAATGCGATGGCACGCTTCAGTATTAGCACGGCGAAGCGCCAGGCCGCCTTCGTGAGCCAGCTGCTGCACGAGTCAGCCAACCTTACCAAGGTTATTGAGGACCTGAGCTACCGGCCTGATCGGCTGATGACCGTCTCCGGATTCAAGGGTCGCTTCACCAGGGAGCAGGCCGATCAACTTGGCTATGTGCCAGGCGTGCAGAAAGCCGATCAGGAAATGATCGCCAACATCGCCTATGGCAGCCGCATGGGCAACGGGCCGA